CCAGAAGGAGGTCTTCCACAATTGTTTCCACTGCAACCAGAACCTGGACCACCATCATTTATTGGGTTCGATTCAATATTAGGAGTAATTACTTGTCTCTCTCTAGTCTCGGTATCGAGAGTAGTTTCTGCACTATAACCTTCTCCACCAAAGCGTGACGATGCAATTTCTGCCGAGTCAACAACGCCACGGTCGATGTAGACCGCGTCTGTTTCCGCAACAGTCTTGCGATATGCTGCCGTCTCTGTGTCAGACATTTGCCACAATGGGTTAAATTCCCATGTGTATTCTTTCGGCAGTTCAATGCTTAAAGTTTTTGCTACCAGCTTGATCAATAGGTTTATTTTTTTAGTCAGGTTAATTTCTTGCTGTCTTGCGACTAAATCGTACCAATTTTTGACCTGATTTTGACCAGTAGTGCCTAGTCCACCAGGAGACTCGCCGAGCAGTAGCGTATGAGGCATTCCAGAGGCGATGGTCAAACGGTTGTCTGCCTTGGTGAGTAGCTCGGGCACGCCTGCAAGCGAGCGAGCTTTAACTTCGTAGTCTTCTTCGAGATCGAGAACGACTGCTTTAATGATCGACTTTGACATATTGGCAAGTTCGATACGTGTCTTAATATCGTTCTCTCGACCAGCAGCGACGAGTTCTGCTAGGTTCTTCATTTTAAAAACGTCTGTCGTAAAGTCTTGCATTACAGATGCGGCAGAGTCGTGTTCTGAATTAAAGTTTTTTAACGCATTTTGAACGCGAGATAGAATTGAGTCGCCCCAGTAATTATTTCGAACATATAGCTTGCGAGGAAGTTGCACGCCATCGAACTTTAAAAGTCTAGATGCGTGAATCTCAGCAAGATTTGCATCGGTAGTGGTCTGAGGAGAAAGCCGGTAAACAGTAGGCTCGCCAAAGGTCATGCTAGTAAAGTCGTTGTCAAACTCAGCGGCTACCAGTTCCCATCGGTTAAAAGGAACAAGACTCTTTAAAGATCGAACTGATTTAATATCAAGCGGCTCTGATAGTTCCTTGCCGTCGTCAACAACCATGAGAAGAGCAGCGCCACCGTAAATACGAGATAGCTTCCATGCCCAGCATAGGCGTTCTTTTACTTCAAAGAACTCTAGTCCTTCGTTTAGTTTGCGCTCGGTAGCGCCTTCAACTCCGGTTATTGTGATCCATTCTCTGACCGCTTCTTCTGGAAGCATATCAACAATCTTAGCAAATACGTCGTCACCAGCGTAAGTGTCTTCGGCGGTAGACTGGTCCATTCGTTCCCAATACGCTTCTAGAGAAAGGCGCTTGTCCTTTCCAGATACACCGAGTCCAGTGAGCAAGTTTGCCCAACCATCGAATACGCGTTTGAGTTTTATGACTGCCATTTTTAGGCCTCCGAAGTTTTTAAAATGTTAACAGCTTATTTAAATAATTGGAACCGATGTCGCTTAGATGCTGAAGTGCTTGCGACGTTTGGTCAACTTGGTCGTCGTTTTTCATGTACGGAAAGCCTACGAGCTCTTCCACATAGTCGTTAACCCATGGCGCTAGATTCGGGTGAGGGATGTATACGTTGCCTGCCTCGAATAGCGGGCTTACTGCCTGAAGCCTTGCGTGCTTTGATCCCTTTGGATTGACTGGAACGATACCGCTTACCTTCTGCTTGAGTGCTGATATTACTGCAGATCCGTTTGCCTTGTCTTCCACTAGCTTTGTGATCGCTCGCTTGTGCTTTGCCGATAGAGCTACGAATGCGTTACACGTTGCGACAAAGTCCATGCGCGCGCGTACCTGATCGATCAAATAGAAGCTAGCGCCTTTTACTCCCCATACTCCGCCGGTCACAAAGTCGGACGACTCGGAGTCTTTAAACGTCATATCCCAGCTCATGATCACGTTGTCGAATGAGTCTGGCAGCGCGTTGTAAAACTTGAGCCATCCTCTTTTAATTATGCCGCCTTCAAGTGGGGTTGGATTTTGCTGATAGAGAGCTTCGAACTCAAATGTGCCGATATCTTTTTTGATCTGTAGTAGCGTTTCGATTGGGAACTTCTCAGGCCACAAGGCTTTCCCATCTGGGCCTATCGCTGGAATGTTTACGTGCTGCCACGGGATTGAATTTTCATCTGTGTTTGCTTTTAAAAACCCGATCAAGTCTTCTTCATGCCATCGGGTATTGATCACGACAATAGACCCGCCGGAAGCAAGGCGCGTGCGTAGCGTGCTTTTGTACCAGTCGGTGACCATTTGCCTTGTCGTTTGACTTGAAGCGTCCTGCCTGTTTTTAAAAATATCGTCGACTATAATTAAGTGTCCGCCTTTTCCTGTTAAGGAACCTCCGCGAGAGGTGGCGACAAACCCTCCTCCGCGACCAGTGTGGAACCTAGATTTTGAGTCTGAGTCGTCTGCGATCGATACTTCAGGAAAAGCGAATTTAAAAAAGGGTGAGTGCATGGCGTTTCGAACCCATCGACCAAAGTCTGTAGACAGATCTTGTCCGTAGCTAGCTAGAATCACGTCTCGTTCTGGATAGTGACCTAGGTACCAAGACGAAAATAGCTGAGAACCGAGTAAGCTTTTACCGTGACGTGGAGGCATTGTGACCATGACGCGTTGGTTCGTTCCACGTAGAACATTTTGAAGTGCGACTGCTAGTTTTCTATGATGCGTTCCGACTATGAACTCTGGAACCATTCCGATTGCGTAGGCCAGAACATTTTCTCTTGCGAATATTTTGGCTCTATCTTGTTGTTTATCCGCAGTCGGAGTCTTCATCATCGCTTAGTTTTTCTAAGGCCGTGATCTCGTTTGCCATGCGAATCACTTGCTCTCTAGTTACAGTGACTTGGTTATTTATCTGTCCGCTGATTTCAACTTGTTGTTTAGGGATGCCGACTATTCGATTGAGGAAGAATGCTAGATTTGAGTTCTCGCCCTTGGTGATTGCCTTATAGAGACACGATGCGACGGCCATTTCTAGTCCTGTTCCCTGCTTAGCCTTGAGGAATGCTTGTAGATCCATGATCGGCATTTGACTGAAACGAATGACAATGGTCTCAAAGTCTACGCGAAGTTTGTCCCTGGCTTCGTGTAGAACGTAAGGAAGCTTTGGTCTGCCTGCTCCTGGTAAGCGCTGACCTTTTTGAATTAGCTTTGTACCAGTTCCTTTGCCTGTTTTTTTTGGTTTTGTGTCTACCATAATAGTATACTAAATTTCTTTTCTATCTCTTTTTATTACGCACCGCATTTAAAGCATGGTTTATTTACTGGAACGAGAGTTTCTTTTACGAAGACTTCGCCGCGTCTGCCTGCGTTGTATACGACCAGAGTAGCAGGGCCGTAGTGTAACCACAAGCGGCGCTTGATTCTCCATGCTGTGAGCTCTAAACCTTTAGCTTCGGAATACTCCACTTGGTTTGTTGCGACTACGGTATACCTAAAGTCTGGTTTGTAGACGATGCGTGCCTTGGTTAGCTCGACTTGAACCTGGCATTCGATGTCTTTTATTTCGCCGGCCCTTTGGAGGAGGAGCAGATGTGCGTAGGTGTCGCGCTCTAACTTTGAGTCAAAGCGACGGCCGTAGTCAGTGACTTTGACTGCTGAGTACTTATTTGGTTTTTTTTCTTTTGCTTCTCTTAGCTTGTTTCGGTCGAGAAGTGCTTGGTACCATCTGCTCATTCAACACCTGCGCCATGTCCAGGAGGGTTACTATTTTGAGTAATTTTTTTCTTTTTTTTCGGGCGCTTCTTATAGACCTGCTTTTTGTTGTTGTTTCGGCCTTCGCCTTCGAGATGTGCAAAGGGAGCGCATTCCCTTGAGCAATAAACCTGATGAGGCGCTGAACGATTGAAACAGTTATGGCGGCGGCATTTGCCAGAGCGGCGATCATAGCTGCCATTGATATGGACCGACACTGCGATAGTTTCGTCTTGATCATCGTCATTTTCCTCGAAACTAGCGTGGTCGTCTTCATCTTGTCCTTTTCTTATCATCTGCCTACTAGATTGCCTGAGTAGGGTGATTGGTCAATAGCTAGTGCAGTGTGCCGTTGGTTTCTTCTTCTTGAGCGTGGAGGCTCATGAGGTGCGTTAGGTATGCATTGATGACGCAGCGAATTGGATCTGAGTCAAATTGTTTTGATTCGATTGCGTAGGCAGAGAGCTCCCTAATTACTTCGATCTCGTCTTCGGTTAGGTCTGCTTCTAAGAGCTTTGGTTGTTCCACTACTCAAGTATGAGATCTTGTGATCTTTAGGGCAAACAAAATTAGAGTAGGCGTTTAAGTCGGGTGGTTGCTACCCGTATTATTTGCACCCACACGGCAAGAACGCGCCGCCGGTATCTGTCTTTATTACTTCCAACGCTTTACCGCATTTGTCGCAGGTCACTTCTCCCCCAACGCTTGCGCTGCTAGCTGTTCGATTTTATCTATAGAATCACACAATGTTTCGATGCAACGAAATTGATTTATTCTTGCTAAAGAGACTTCAGAAAGAGCGCTTTGTATTGTTTCAAACATCACGGCAATCATCTGATCTTTTATTTCGTTCTTATCTTTACTCTGCTCTAGTAGCCGCTCTAGGTTAGTCATTTTTTAAATTCCATATCTTGTAATCTTCTTCAGTTGGACTAAAAGGTTTTTCAAAAAGAATTGGACTACCAAACTTGTCTAATGGAGCGCAACGAATGCATGAAAATATAGACATCCCAGGCCGATATCCAAGCAAAGAAAATTTACACAATTCAATTTCAACTCTTGAAAACATGTGCCCGCATTGCTGACATCTTATATATTGCATCTCACTACTCCAATCATTTCAGCGACCGACCGCAATCGTTTGTATATACGGCCACTGTTTTTACTTTGCGAGGTGTCCACTCCCCACAAAGTAAATCTAAAATTCCGGCGGCCTTCGTGCCCGTGATCAGTCATTTGTGAATGACTCCCGTTTTTCAATGCACTACGGATACCGCCGGTCCGATTCTTGTTTGGTGGAAAATCGGCAAGCCCTTATTTAGATTTTTGACCTTGTCTAAGGTCGCCTACTATCGCAGCGGTAGGCGCTGTTTCAAGCGGGTTGACTAAGAGATAAGAGCTATAGCCCTTGGCATTCTTAGCGCCGTGTTGAACTTAGTAAGTAACAACTTCCGTATGGTTTTTTGAATCCGCAGCAATTGCTTTAGTCCCAAAAAACATTGCCTCTTCAATCTTGGTTTTGAAAATAGCTTTTTCTCTACCCTCTGGAAGCTTTGTCATTGCTTCGGTAACCGCTTTTGACATCGCTGTTTTAAATTCTTTCACTGCTTCAAATCCAACTTCATTTAACTTGTGTGTCTCAAACATAAATACCCTCTTTATAGTTTTTCTATATTATTTCCGGTGGGCTATTCAAGTTCCATACAATCCATTCTT